CGCGTATGGTTTCAACAAGTTCAAAACGGTCAAACCGAACCTTGAAATTGAAAAGTCCGAACCGATCATTCTTTCGTTCGACTTTAATGTCGATCCGATCACTTGCGTCGCCGGTCAAACATTCAAAAACAAGATCCGGATTCTTCGCGAATTCCGACTTCGAAATTCTGACATTTACGAACTTTGTTCGACGATACGGTCCGAATTTGGCGACCGTCTTTTCATTGTCACCGGTGACGCGTCCGGCGCGAATCGGTCCGCAATGACAAAAGGCGTGTTGAATTATTATACAATCATTCGCGACGAAATGGATCTTCCGAAGTCGGCCTTCAAGGTCCCTTCAGTCAATCCGTCAATCAAAAATTCGCGCGTGTTGATCAATTCGATTCTTCAGAAACATGAAGATCTTTTAATCGACGCGTCGTGTCAATTCTTGATTCACGACCTTCAGAACGTCGAAGCCGACGAACACGGCGACATTGACAAAACAAAGGATTCAAAGTCAACGCACTTACTTGATTGTTTTCGTTATTTCATTTGGACCTTTCACAACGACTTTGTTCGCCTGAAATGATTATTTTTGAAGTGAAAAAAAACTTCAAATCATGCCGGCAAAATTAGAACGTTGCGTCAAAGACTTGATCAAACAAGGAAAATCCGAATCGTCCGCTTATGCAATTTGTACGGCGTCGATTAACAAAATGAAGGCCGCGAATGGAGCAAAAACCAAAACAAAGAAGAAATGATTTCACTATTTCGCAAGTCCAAAAAATCAGAACAACACGTCAAAGGAACCGGATCCAGAATTCCGTTGAATCACGTTTTCACCGATTCAGACGGCGTCAAATGGTTCGAATTCGCGAATCCTTTGACAATGTCCGCAAAGCGCGCAATTTCCGCCGAAGTTGCGACGCGGTTCGCCGAAATGAACATGAACAAAGATCAATTGACGATCTTGATTGAAGCAATGAAACGACACGCGAATTCTGGAAACATTGTCGAACTTTTTAATGTTTTGGCCGAAATGGAATTTCGACTTGATTATATCGGTGAAGAATCGACAATGATCGAACTTGCGACGTGTTATTTCGTTATTGACGGCGAAGACGAATCGGAATTTTCTGAAGTCTGGAAACGCAAGAAGGCCGAAAAAATGAAGAATGATCCGAAGACGTTCGATTTTTTTTTGCAAAAGGCGTTCGAACACACAATCAAGTTTTCGGAATTATCCGTCAACGATATTCAAGATTATTTGAAAACAACGTTGACGGCAAATCAAAGGTTCGTCCGACTTTTGCGTCGATTGAAGTCGGAAAATACATTGATCAAATAAATTATGTCAATCAAATTCTTTGCGACAACAAACCGTCCGAAATGAAAACACTTGAATCACTTTCAATCGACGAATATTATCAAACCGTTGCGACCTTTTTCCGGATCGTTGACGAAAAGAACGAACAACTTGAAAAACTGAAATAAATGGCTGAAGACGTCAAAAATGTATTGTTCAGAATTCAGGCCGACACCGGTCAACTACGTCGTGAACTGGACGCGATCAAGTCCGGACTTGGAACTTTGGGACCGGCGGCAAAAGGCGCGGAAAATCAAATTTCAGGACTTCGAAAAACTTTAACCGGCGCGGCCGCCGCGTTCGGTGGAATATCCGTCGCCGCGTCCGCAATTGATTTCGGAAAAGGCGCAATCACGGCCGTCGCGGACTTTGAAAAGGTTCAAATTTCACTTGAAACATTTTTAGGTTCGGCGGAAAAGGCGAAAGAAGTTTTCGCGGACCTTGAAAAATTTTCGATTGAAACACCGTTCACGCCTGAAGAAGTGAATCAAGCCGGAAAGGCCCTTCTTGCGTTCGGTGAACCGGTTGACAATTTAACGACGGCACTTCAACGAATCGGTGACGTTTCCGCCGCAACCGGAAAGAACTTCAACGAACTTGCGGTCATTTATGGAAAGGCGCGCGTTCAAGGCGTTCTTTTTGCTGAAGACATCAACCAGTTGACCGAAGCCGGCGTCCCTATCATTGGCGAATTTGCAAAACAATTAGGCGTTTCGGAATCTGAAGTGAAAAAACTTGGATCCGAAGGACGGATTTCATTCGCGAATCTTGAAGAAGGTTTCAAATCATTGACCGGCGAAGGCGGACGTTTCGCCGGATTGACGGAACGTCTTTCGCAATCAACGGCCGGACGTTTGTCAACTTTAGACGGCGAATTCGAAAAGTTGAAACGGACCGTCGGCGAAGGTTTGCTTCCGGTTTTCGAAAACGTTGTTTCCGGCGCGTTCAATTTTATCAACGCAATCGCACGAATTCCGGCCTTCGTTGAAGAATACGGTCGAACACTTACTTTATTAGGCGCGGCGGTTGCGTTTTATGTCGGACAACAAAACAAAGCGATTCAGGCCGAATTGATTTCAAACGCTCAAAAATTGATTTCGATTGCGCGTGAACGCGCGTTGACCGTTGCGACGGCAATCGGAAACGGAATCAAAAGAACGGCGGCCGGAATTACTGGATTGTTGACGCGTCAAATCACTTTGCAAACATTCGCAACAAACGCCGCAACGGCCGCGACGCGTGGATTCAACGCGGTTTTGCGTTCGAATCCATTAGGTTTGATTGCTTCACTTGCGGCAACGGCGGCGGCGTTCTTTTTAGACTTCGGAGATTCGGTTGAAGAATCGACCGGAGCAACCGAACAACTTTTGAATTCACAAACTGCTTTGGCGCAATCGCAAAAAGAAACAAACGCGGAAACGGCGAAAGAAATCGCGTCACTTGAATCGTTGGTTTCACAAATTAAGAAATCGAACAACGGTTCAACTGAACGTCAAAAATTGATTGATCAATTGAATTCGAAATATGGAACAACGTTGAAAAATATTTCGGACGAAACGAAATTCATTTCAAATCTTGATTCAACTTATCAAAGACTTGCAAATTCAATCAAGGCGGCCGCACAAGCCGAAGCCGTTCGAAATGCGATTGTCAAACTTTCAGAACAAAAACTCGCACTTGAACAACAACGAAAAATTTTAGACGCTGAAAAAGAAAAACAAAATGTAATTGACGCGAACGCCCAAAAACAAAAACAAATTCTTGAAGAACAACGAAAAGCCGGTGATTTGTCGGCGTCCGATTTAATCGAACAATCGGCAAACATTGACGTTGCGGCGCGTTCAACCAGACGTGTAATTGACGCGCAAATTGAAGCAAGTGACAAAGCACTTGCAAACACGCAAAAATCAATTGACGAACTTGCAACAACGGCGGCACAATCAACGCAAAAAACGACGGCCGTAACAAACACGGCGACAAAGTCCGTGTCGAATTTAGGTCAAAAACAACGCGAACTTTTTCAGGACTTGACGCGTGACATTGAAAAATTGAATCGCGAATTGTCAACGCAAAAGATTGAATTGACGGATCCGAAAACATTCAACGAAGAAAAACAAAAAATTCGCGATCTGGGCGAAGAACGAAAAAAGGCAATCGACGAAGACTTCGCCGAACGTGTTTCAAACGCGCGAAAAGAAGGAACGTTGACAACGAAAATTCAAGAACAATTTGACGAACTCAAACGCCTTCAAAAACTCAAAGTCACAAACGAAACCGAAAAACAAATCACGGACATCGTCAAAGAAGAAACAAAACGAAGATCTGAAGCCGAATCCGAATTGTCCGACATCGACGTTGAAAAAAGATTGAACAAGAACGCCGAAATTTTAGAAGAAGAAAAGAATCAACGTGAACTTCTTCTTGATCAATTCGCGAAGGCGCGAAGCGAAAAAGAACGCGAATCAATTCGTCAACAACTTCAATCGAACCTTGACGACATTCGTCAATCAATAAACGAAGAAGAATCAATTCGAATCAAACAAATCGAAGATCGACGCGACAAAGAACTTCAGGACGTTTCGTTGATTGAAGACGAAAGAAAAGTGATTGTCGCACAAGCCGAACTTGACATTTTGCAAATTCGAAAAGACGCGTCCGATCAATATTTGAATATCAAAGGCGAAGAATCAAAGACAACCGAAGAACTGGAAAAACAACGTCGCGACGATATTATAAAAGGAATTGAAGAAGTTATTGACGCAACCAAACAACTGACAAATGCAATTCTTGACGCGTCAATCAAACAAACCGAAATCCAGATTTCCGCACAAGAAAAACGCGTTGAAAAGGCGCGCGAAATTGCCGAAAAAGGAAACGCCGAACTTCTTCAGGCCGAAGAAGATCGTTTGACGGCCTTGAACGAAAAACGCGCGAAATTCGTCCGCGCACAACAAGCACTTGCGGCAATCGAACTTGTTGCAAATTCCGCCGTTGCTATTTCGAAGGCGGCCGCCGAAGGTGGCGCGGCCGCGCCGTTTACAATCGCGGCGACATTGATCGCACTTGCGGCCGGTCTGGTTGCGGCAAAAGCACAAGCACAAGCCGCCGCCGGTTCGTTCGCTGAAGGTGGTTTCACCGGCGAAGGCGGAAAATACCAACCGGCCGGAATCGTCCACAAAGGCGAATTCGTGTTCACGAAAGAAAAAACGCGAAAATATCGACCTTTATTTGAAGCAATTCACGCCGGTCGTGATCCATACTTCGCAACCGGATTGAAACGAAACGAATCGTTTTCGACGCGACAAATGGAAACCAGACTTGAAAAAATCGAAAAGGCAATTCGCGAACAAAAAGGATTGAACCTTTCAATTGATGAAAACGGAATCAACGGAATTGTGACGTCGGTCCAGTATAAACAAAACAGAATTCGAAATAAGGCGCGATAATGACTTCAATGAAAATCGAATTGAACAACGTGTTGATTGTCGGACGCGTTGACGGAATGGAAAATTTCGAAGTCACACTTCGACGCGAAGACAACTTCGGCCGGACGGCGAAGTCCTTTTCGTCGGAATTGACGTTTTACGACGACGCGTATCAAATTTTGAAGACGAACTTAATTGATCCGGTCAACGGTTACGGACTGAAGGTTGACGTCAAGATCTTTGACGATTGTTGTTCCGAACCGGTTTTTGTTGGCGTTATTCGCGGCGACGCGATTGACTGGTGTGAACCAGATTGTTCGATCACGGCGTCGATTATTGAAGAAGACCTTGCTTACAATTGTCTTCAATCGAAAGTGATTCCGGAACTTAATTTCAATTCGAACGATCGCGTCGATTTGCTTTATTGCATCGAAGGCCGTCCGAAGTTTCTTCATATTATCGGCGCGATTCTTCTTTCAATTATTGGATTCATTGTTTCAACGGTCCTTTTGCCGTTTGTACTTATTATCATTATTATTTCAACTTTCATTTATTTGATTTGTTCGGTCGTTGCGTTGATTTCGTTTGATTTGACGCAACAAGATTGCGACGATTCACAAACGAATCCGTCGAACACGGTTGAACTTATTCAGGACCTTATTGACGAAACGGTCGGTTTCTTTGACACTTGCAATCGAAAACACCCTTCCGTTCTTTTGCGGCGTTATCTTGAAGAAGGTTGCGCACAATGCGGACTTTCGTTTCAATCTTCAATCCTGAACAATCCTTCGTCGATTTACTACAATTCTGTTTTGTGGTCCGCGCCGGTTGAAAAAGGCGTTTCGAATACAATTGCCGGTTCGAATATTATTTCACAAAACTATCCGATTGAAACAATGGAAACGTTTCTTGACAACGTTTTGAAACCAGTCTTCAATGGTGATTATGCGATCGTTGGAAATTCACTTGTTTTCGAACGAAAGGACTATTTCAATACTACGACGCAATGGATCGACGCCGAACAACTTTTGACCGACGGAAAAATTATTGAAAATCAAATTTGCTATTCTTGGATTGATCGCGAACGGTGGGCGTTCGGACGTTTCGAATATAACGTTGACGCGCTTGACGTTATCGGAAACGAAGCGAAACTTCGATTCAATGACATTGTCGATTTTAACGTCCCTTATTCGCCGACGCAAACCGGACAATTGAACGTTTCACTTCCTTTGTCACCGGCGCGATTCAGGTCGGACGACGTTGACAACGAAGGAACTATTTTCGACATTCTTGAAGTATTTCAAGGCGGATTTTTGAATTTGATCTTCGGCGCGCAATTCGCGAACCAGAATAAAAAAGCAATGTTATTAAATAATCATTGCGGTTTCAATTACAAACTTTTGATCTGGGACGGCGTTGATCGCGAATTCGCAACGGTAAAAAACAACTATTCGGATTCATTCACCGGCGGACCGGTTCTTGTTGACGGTCAAAACGTGGATCCGGACGATCGTTTTAACTATCCGTATTGGTTCAAAGAAAACAACACAAACAATCTTTATTCGTTGTTCCACTACATCGACGATCCGCGAAATCCGACGGCGACACAATTCAATTTTAACTTTTCGTTCTTGTTCGATTGTGGCGACCTGAATTCTTTCGACTGGTCAAAAACGATTCGATTGCCGAAGAACGGTTCAATTGTTTTCGGACGAATCAAAGAAATAAAAATCAATTTTATTAATCGAACAATGTCGGTTTCTGGTATTGTGTAAATTTGTGAAATAATGGCAACAAACAAAGTCCTTTTTGATTCGTGTCTTTTTCCGAAGGCAATTCCGCAAATTGACTACAACACAATGTATTCAGGTTGTTGTTGTACGGTTGTTTGTCGAATAACAAACACCGACACAAAATCGCGGACGATTTCTTCAATTTCCGGAACGTGGGCGGTCGGCGTTTTCACTTTTACGTTGTCACCGTTGACGTTTCCTTTTACACTTGCGTCCGGTGGTTCGATTGATATTGAATTTCAAATTTGCGCCGGTTCAGGAACAACAAACGACGAACTTCAAATCACAATCAATTTCGTCGGCGATCCAAAAGAAGACACGTTTTTCCCTTTTCAACTTTGCGATCCGACGTTGATTGCGTCACCTTCGTCAATTGACTTCGGCGTCGTTCCGACCGGAACGCCTTCTTCGCCGCAAACGATCACGGTGACGAATTGTCAAAATGTTTGCGGCGCGACATTCGCGTTCAATTCTGGGACCGGTGGCGGCGGTTTTGTTGCGACGCCGCCGACGTTGAACCTTCTTCCGAACGAAACGCAAACGATCGATGTTGTTTGGACGCCGCCTTTGCCGAATCAAGATCTTTCAGGTTTACACGTTGAAATCGAAGTTTGTGGCGTCAACGACCTTATAACGTTGACCGGCGAATCAACGGCCGAAGAATGTCCGTGTCTTTGTTGTACTGGAATTGAAATCCAGACCGAAGACGGACGTTGTGTTGACACTTACGTCACGCCTTGCGATATTGAAACCGTGTTCGACAATTCCGCAATCGGTGAAAAGAAGGCGGTCACATTCAAATTTTCTTACGATTTCGGAATCGGAAACAATTTCGAAGTTTATTTCAATCCTATCATTTGGGCGGTTAATTGCAACTATTCGACGAAGTACGGCGGACCGATAAATTCGCCG